GTTTTAATATGGTATCAATGAACGTTGTATGTGCTTTATTTATTTCTCTAGCACGTGCTATTTGTTGAACAATAGGATGTTCATGATTTTGTAAAAAGTTTTTAGTAAATGATGGTGAATCTGTTTTCTTCGTTCGTTCGTAATTTAAAGAAAGTTTTTGAAAAACTTGCTCAATGGATCTTGCAGCCCATATTTGTGTGTCTATTCCTGTTTCTTTCTTCACTCTTTGCAGGCATTCTTTTTCTTCTTGAACTAACTTTTGTTTTAACGCATGAGCTCCTTCAACATCTACACGAACTCCTAAGAAACGCATATCGACAAGGCAAGGAAAAAGTTCAGTCTCTAGTTCGAAGATAGAACTTACCTCTTCCATTAATATTTGTTTCTTCATTTCTTGCCATAATTTAAGTGTCAGCGCTGCATCTTGCTCTGCATACTCGCCAACATACATCGCAGGCAGTTTATACATCTCAGACTTAGGATCTACGCCCCACTCCTTCGCAGTTTCGTTCAAAACAGCCTCATTTTTGCCGATTCCGACATAATCACGACCCAAACTACCTAAATCGTATCGAAAGCGATTCTCGTCCACGAGAGAGCCACTAATCATGGTATCTATAATGGTGCCATTGATTTTAAGCCCTTCAGCCCTAATAAAGCATACATCGTACATTGCATTGTGAAAAATCTTCTTAGAAGGGTAGTTTAGAATGGTTCTAAAGTAATCCATTACTTTTTTCCTATCCATATTACCTCCACCCTCATGAGCTATAGGGTAATATCCAGACCAACCCTCTACTGCTAAAGCTATACCAACTATCTTTGCTTGACCGGTTACAGAACCTGAACCCATAGTTTTTAAATTTGGGTCTTTGGTTTCTAAGTCAATTGCTATCTCATCGTAACTCGATAGGTCTTTGAACTCTTCAGGTGGCAGCCACTCTGTTTGAGGTTTAAATAATATCTTCACTCCCAATCACTTTCTATTTCTGTTGTCATTTCTTTATCAAATTTTATCTCTTTTAAATATGGTTTAATCATGTTCCAATATTCTACAGTAGGATAAGCAAAACAATGATCAGATCGCAACCAATGATCTATTGTAGTTCTTTTAATGATATTATCATCTAACAATTTTTTCTTATCTAAATTTTCTTTTAAGTATTTTAAGAATATATCTTTAGGTGGTAGGTGAGGTCTTGTTTTAAATTTTTCATCATACTCATTTATAAGATGTTGGTTATCTTTTAAGTGTTCCATGGCTACATCCATAGATAATGTTTTCTGCACAGGTTGTTTAGACTCTGATCTGTTTAGTTTACCTTTTAGTATTTTAGCTGCATATTTAAAACTGTTGTCCCCCTTGTCCATCGCTGTCGGAGTCCGATAAAACTTTTTTGATTGCGAGTCCGAACTCTCTTGCGATTTGTGGGACGATTGCGTTACCGAGGGTTTTGATTCTGTTGGCTCTGTCTTTGTCCAATTCATAGGAAATCCCATTAGGAACTCCACAAAGGTCGGATTCAATTTGCCACCAGGTTTGTTGTGTTTCAGTGCTACTTGTGGAAGTAGTTTCCGACTGTTGTTGTTTGTTATCGGATTGTATGCCATGTCCTTCCAATCCCTTTGTGTTGGTGTTGGATACATCTTCTCTAGATACAGCATTGCGTCCGACAGTTTCGATCCGTACGTTATCCCTGATCCCTTTCTCCTCGACACGAAACCTCCAGACTTTGTTCTCTCCACCAAGTGAGATTGTTCTCCCCCTTCCTCGCAGACTCTCGTTGGTGTCGGATACATCTTCACTGCTGCTGTTAAATTGTGTTGAGCTGCTGCTTTCATTCCTTTTCTCTTGATTAATGTTTCTGGATTCTCCTGTCCCGATGACCTCGGTGTCGGATACATTCTCTTCTCCTCTTCTTGAACTGCTACTGTCAATGGTTTCCCTCCTTGCTTGTATTTCTTCGTTCTCTCCGATGCTGAGTCTTGTGTTGGTGTTGGATACATCTTCATGTCCGTTATCGGTTTTCCGTATTGAACTTGTTCCGATAGACTTCCCGGTGGAACTGTTTTCCTTCCTATGCTTTTCCTCCACTCTGTTCTTTTCTTCATTGCATCTGGACTCCGCTGCGAGTAGTCCGTTGTGCTGGGAGTGAGCCACAATCCAGACTCTGTACCTTTGGTGCCAAGCACCGATGCCTGAAGCTGGAATAAGGAAACATTGGACTTCGAAACCTTCACTTTCCAATTGGTCTTGCACCTGTCTGAGTACCATGCCGTTTTGGAGGTTAATAATTCCTTGCACATTCTCCCCAATAACGAATTCGGGTTTGATCTCCCTAATGAGTCTAAGCATTTCTGGCCAGAGATAGCGGTCATCGTTTGTACCTTTTTGTTTTCCTGCGACGCTGAAGGGTTGACATGGGAACCCTCCCACAACGACATCTGCTGAGTATTCTTTTCCTTCGACATTTTTTATATCCTCCTCTATTGGTATGTTAGGAAAGTTCTTACGTAGAACCTTCTGACAGTATTTATCTTTTTCGACAAATTTTACAGTTTCAAAAAATCCAGTAGAGTCTAAGCCTAAAGCAAATCCTCCTATACCTGAAAATAAATCAAGAACTTTTAGTTTTCTTTCCATCTTTCAACTTTTTTATTTCTAATTGACAATAATGTATTATCTTTTCTAAGTCTTGTATACCGTTTTTATTTTTATAACGGCAAACATATTTCACAACATTGCCTTGAAAGAACGAAAGATCATTCTTTGAAATAAATTCATACGGCTGTATGTGAAAAGATTTATAATGAGATCCCCCAATTTGTTTATCTTGTGGAAAAGCTTCTTCAAATATATCTTTAGATGTCATAACCCCTTTCTGTTTTTGCATAAATTATATTTAACTCTTTCTTAGCTCTAGTAACACCAACATAAAATAACCTATGTTCATCATCAGGGTTATCTAAATACTTATAGTATGCTGCATTACTTAAATCAGTTATCAAAACTACGTTATCTCTTTCATTACCTTTTACCCCATGAATAGTTGATATTTTAATTCTAGGGTCTTTAGATAAATCCTCTCCTTTTTTAATTAATTTCTGTATCTTACTTATTTCATGATCTCCTAAATCATCAAAAGCAATATACCACTCATCGTCAGTTTTTAAACCATATTTTTCTTTTAAAGTATCCATGTCATAAAAATCTTCTTTAGACATGTGTTTCATACTTTTTAAGTCTACATTTTTAGACATTTTATTAGTTATCTTTTTATAATCATTATAATGTAGAGGGATGCCTTCTCTTAATTTATTCCAATTTTCTATTAAAGAATAAATGTTCTTAACTCTTGGAGTTGAATTTCTACGTTGAAAATAAAAGTCATTTTGATCTAGATAATAAGCTATTTTTTCTAGAAATAAATTTGTTCTAGCCAATATCAACCATTCTCCTTCTGATAAGTCTACCTTATCTATTTCCCAATGATATTTAACTTCTCCCAAGTCTTCTTTTGGAACCCAATTCTTTTCTACTCTGTTCTTAACTTTTTTAATAATATTGTTTGCAACATTAAATATTTTTTGAGGCACCCTATAAGATTGTTGAAGAATAACTTTTTCTCCTTCAAGATTAATAAAACTATCTGCGTCTGCACCATTCCATTTGTAAATAGCTTGGTCATCATCGCCTGCAATAATAGATTGTTTAGAATTTTTTTCTAATTTCTTAACGATGTCCCATTGTATTAAACTCAAGTCTTGTGCTTCATCTACAAATATGACTTCAAACTTTGGACTTTCTCCTTTGTCTAAAAATTTTTCAAGCATATCAATATAATCAATTAATCCTTTTTGTTTTTTGTAACGATATAATTCTTTATTAATTATATCTAACTTATCGTATGTAAGGTTATAGCTATTACCGTTTTGATTATATAAATCTATTGGAGACATTCTTTTATTTCTAGCTAAACTAATTAAAGAAATATAAGGATCCTTAGAATGCAATACACCTTCGTGGTCATGATCATATCTAATACCTTCAAACTCTATCTGTAGATCTCTACCTAAGTCTCTATAATCTTTTTCTTGCATTACATTTTCTTTCTTCAGTCCTAATATATTAAAACAAAATGAGTGAAGAGTTCTAAAATATGGTAAGTCTTTTTCTGTTAAATTAAACTTATCCATAGCTCTACTCTTACCCTCTTGTGCAGCGTTTCTTGAAAACGTAAAATAACCTATCTTACTTGGTTCAACTTTTTGTAATACTTTCTCTAGTTCATTCATTAAATAGTAAGTTTTGCCTGTACCCGGTGGTCCGTAAATTATCTTTCTCATTAGTAATTATCCTTGCTAAAAGTTTTTTGTTTATATGTTTGTGTTTTTTTATCAAACCTAGCTACTACAAAGACTGAGAGTTTAGTTTTACCAACTCTTTTTGTAAAACAATGTAAGTGATCTTTTAACATCTGTGATGTTCTTTGATACTGCACTTTCCAATGTCTACGAGATAGATATTGATGAAAAAAATTGTCGAATACAAAGTAATGATATTCATCCTTTGTATATGTCCCACCGTTTTTAAGATCTTCAAAGTCATCTTTCTTAACTCTATTCAAACAGTAGTCTTCTAAATAATTTTTAAGTATGTCCTTGGTTCCTGTTCCCTCAGCTGGCTCCGTTATCTCTGCGCCTTCTAATAAAATATTAGTCTTTTGTTTCCATTCGTTTGTCTTTAATGTTGGTGGATTAAATCTAAGTTGCTTGACACATTCTTCTTGAAATAAGGCTTGATTAGTTAAATGTTTTGCAGAGTCTAAATATAATCTATCTCCATCTACATTCATGTAATAATATGGCTCCTCTAAATTAACGACTTGTAAATCTGTTAAATTAGGAAACACAGCTTCTTGTCCAATACCAAACTTTCTTGTTTTACATAATTTTTTATCACATAGACTACACATTGGTTGGTCATTACATTTATAACCCCAATCTTTTTTGTCATGTTGTTTAGTAATTATGTTTACTTCTGTATCAGACAATGGTTGTTCCATCGCACTTTCATTAAATATAACTATCTTTGATTTCCAATTCTGTGGCCATTTAGACTTAGCATATACACCATAATGAAATAGAGCATTATTCCTACCACCCTCACCAACTCTGTTTTGCATCATTAATTCAATACATGGTGG